ATCCAGAACTTGATTACGTTAAATAATGATCGTAAACAAACAGGCTTCATTATTGGTGATTCACCAATGGACTTGAATCCAAGTGATGCTGGTACGTGGGCAGATAACACTAACCTAGCATTAGACAACGGTGAGAATGGACTAGTAAGTAACAGTGAATACTTAGGTGTTTACTATCCATCAGGACTTGCTACAGACTTAGCAGGTGAAAGCATTGTTGTTCCACCAAGTCATATGATGCTACGTACAATGATACGTTCAGACAATGTAAGCTTTCCGTGGTTTGCTCCAGCTGGTGTAAGACGTGGATTAGTTGACAATGCTACAAGCATTGGTTACATTGATCAAAACGATCAAAACTTATTTAAATCAATTGGTGTTACTGAAGGGTTACGTGATGTATTATATTCAGACAGAGTTAACCCACTAACAGTACTTCCAGGCGTTGGATTAGTTGCTTACGGTCAAAAAACTAGAGCAACACAAAATTCAGCATTGGATAGAATCAATGTAGCGAGACTAACTGCTTATCTAAGATTAACATTAGACATAGTAGCACGTCCGTTTATATTTGAACCAAATGATACAATTACACGTAACCAAGTTAAATCAGCATTTGAAAGTGTATTGAATGATTTAGTTGCTAAACGTGGTTTATATGACTACTTGGTAGTCTGTGATACAACTAACAACACACCAGATCGTATTGATCGAAATGAGTTGTGGGTTGATATTGCTATTAAACCAGTTAAAGCAATCGAGTTTGTTTACATACCAGTAAGAATTGTTAACACTGGTGCTGACTTGGCAATTGGAGCGTAATAATAATATACGCAGTTAATGGGAGAGGTGACTCTCCCATAATGTAATAGGAAATCAAATAAATACTACTATAAGTATTAACAAAGGATAAAAAAATGGCAACATCATCATTGAATAAATTTACAGTACCTTTAGCCGCTAACCAGAGTGCGACTTCACAAGGGCTGTTAATGCCTAAACTAAAGTTTAGATTTAGAGTATCATTTGAAAACTTTGGTGTAAGCCAACCAACAACTGAGTTAACAAAACAAGTAATTGACTTTACTCGTCCTAAACTAAGTTTTGATCAAATCGAACTTCCAGTTTATAACTCACGTGTTTACCTAGCTGGTAAACCTGTTTGGGAAACTGTTGTTTGTACATTGCGTGATGACGCACTTGGTGAAGTTACTAAACGTACAGGCGAACAGCTACAGAAACAATTTGACTTTATGGAACAAGCGTCAGCAAGTTCAGGTATTGACTACAAATTCTTAACTAGATTTGAAGTACTTGATGGTGGTAACGGTGTACACGAAGCAAACGTTCTTGAAACTTGGGAACTATATGGTTGCTACTTGTCTAACACTGATTACGCAGATGCTAACTATGCTACTAACGAACCAATGACAGTGGCATTAACTATCAGATACGATAACGCTATACAAACACCAGACGAAACAGGTGTTGGTACACTAGTAGGAAGAACACTAGGCGTGAACACAACAGGTACTGGTACACAAAGTTAATTAGAGTACGACACGAGGATTTAGCTCAGCTTAAAAAACTGGGCTATTTTTTTGGATAAATATTGTATATAACTAGGAAATACAATGGCAGGTAGTTTCTTTAATCAGTTTTTAGATCAAGTACAAACAGGCGACGAAATACACGACTGGCAACACGCCTCACGTATGTTCGTTGATAGTCTCTATAGACTAAGCCCAAAGATTGGTTCAGTATACCACGTCTTTATGGACTTAAATCCTAATGTAACAGCAACGCAGACGAATGAACAGATTGAAATAGGTATGATGGCTAAAAGTGTAGCACTACCTAAGTTCTCAATATCAACAAAGACGTATAATGCTTACAATCGTAAAAACATAGCACAAGAAAAAATAAACTATGATCCATTGTCAATAACATTCCACGATGATTCAGCTGATGTAGTACGTAATTTTTGGTATGGGTACTACTCATACTTCTATAGAGACAGTGATTATCAAGAAGCAGTGTATAATCAGGATCACAAGTACAAGAAAAGACAACAGCAAGGATGGGGATTTACACCATTAAGTAACGGAACACAGCAAAGCTACATCAATGCTATAAGAATTTACAGTTTACATCAGAAGAGCTTTAGTGCTTACACATTATTGAGACCAACGATAACAGATTTCCAGCACGGACAACACACAGCAGGTGAGTATGCTCCAATGGAACATCAAATGACATTAGAATATGAAGCAGTACAGTACACAACAGGTCCAGTAAACGAAGGAACTGTGTTAGGATTTGGTGACATACACTACGATAAGAGTCCTAGCCCACTAACATCATTGGGTGGTGGTACTACTAGCATACTAGGACAAGGCGGATTGATAGAAGGACTAGGCGATACTATCACTAATTTAAATAGCGGAAACTTTGTAGGAGCCGCACTAGGCGGATTCCGTACATTTGGTAATTTTAAAGATGCTGATTTAAAAGATATAGCCGAAGCTGAACTGGTACAGTTAGGTAAAGACATACTGTCAGGACAAAATCCATTGAGTACAGTGTTCGTTCCGAGTCCAGGAACAGTCAATGAAGGTATAGCAAAGGCAGTTAACAGTTTGCCAGGTAGCACTAACAATGGAAACAATGGTGTGGTAAACAGCAATCAAAAAACCGTTAACAACGGGATAACTGTAATCTAGGATAACTTATGGCAAACGCAGGAAATCTTCCACCAAGTACGGATGTAAACTCAACAACCACATTCTTTAATAACTATTTTGACAATAAAGTAGCTACAAGCCCAAATGTCAATGATGCTGTTGTAGGGTACTTTGAAAGTGTGACTGGCAGTAAAGAATCTGGACAAACACTAGCCGCCACGGTGACATATACAGCACTAACCCAAGGGCTGGATCCAATGGCATTGGTAGATGAATTTAGAAAAATGCCTAGTGGAAGGGTAACAGAACAAAAAAACGCAATTAACAACAATAGTGTAAACACACTGTATACTTCATTTGAAGATATAGAAAGTCAAAAAGATGGATTCGATGTAGGACAATTGTTTTATGTTGAAAGCTTGAATGTGTTTTATCAAACATACAGAGATCTCGATGGCGAGATACAAGTAAGAGTAGCATCAGGATATACTGTAGAGAAAGTAGCACTAGGAAACAATGAATATGCCTATAACTATTTCTATATATCATATATCAATGAGAAAGACGAGCTTACTCCATACCTAACAATGTTATTAAATCAAAATAGAGTTAACACTAGCCTATTAGGAATTAGTAACAACCCACCAGTCGACAAATATGTCGCAAGACGTATCTTACCGTAACAGCAATGGCTAAGTACGCATCAGGAAAGTACACTATCAAGAACCCAGAAAAGTATATGGGCAAGAGAGCTCCAACGTATCGAAGTAGTTGGGAGTTTACCTTTTGTACTTTTTGCGATAACAACCCAGCAGTGGTACAATGGAGTAGTGAAGGTATAACTATTCCTTATTATAATCCTGTGAGTGGCAAGAACACTGTGTATGTTCCGGACTTTCTAGTAGTTTATAGAGACAAAAACGAAAAGCAACATACAGAACTAGTAGAAATTAAGCCAAGTAAAGAAGCTACTATGGAAGGTGCTAAAAGCTACAGGGATAAATTGTCAGTGGCAGTCAATATGGCTAAGTGGGCCGCGGCAGACAACTGGTGTAAAGCTAATGGAATCAGATTCAGAGTAATTACTGAATACGACATCTTCAAAAATCAAAAGTAAACCATAGTTATAGTAGTTGATAAATACATAACTATGACACAAAAACTAGAAGACTTATTTAACCTACCTCCAGCAGAGGAAAATGCGGAAAACAAAGACACCGAAAGCACTGCGGAGGAAATACCAACGATTGAAGAACAACGCTCTGTAATCAAACAAGTAGATACTGCTATCGATAAGATTGATTCAGCATTACCTTATGTTAATGATTTAGATACCAGCGACAAAGAGCTAGATGACCTCAGTGATCTCGCTAAAGACAAGTTCCAGGACCTAATGGATTTAGGTATGAATGTAGAAGCAAGGTTCTCAGGACACATATTAGCTACAGCAGGCACCCTATTAGGGCACGCTATAACAGCTAAACAAGCCAAGCTAGATAAGAAGCTTAAAATGATAGATTTACAGCTTAAAAAGGCACGTTTAGACCATCAAACCAAAGAAACAGATGGCGAAAAGTTGTTAGATGCTGAAGAAGGACACGCTGTTGTGTTAGACCGCAATGAATTATTAAACCAGATTCTCGGAGAAAAGCCGAAGAAGTAATTTGTCCTAACAAGATAAATAATACATATAGGAAAAATTATAAAAATTATGAAAAACTTATCATTTAAAAATTATCTACAAGAAAGCCAACACACTTACGAATTTCGTATTAAAATTGCTGACGTTGATCCAACAGACAAGATGGATAGAATTGAAAACGCACTGAATGCTTACGGAATGGAAAGTTTAAGTAAACCAAAACGTTTACCTTTAAAAGAAAGTGATATTGATTTTCCAAGTCACGGAGCAGTACAACTTTACTTAATGGATGCTGTTTTAACATATCCTTGTAACGATGCTCAAGTAAGACAGATTATAGCTGACAGAGCTGACATTGCTAAAGGCAATATTAAAGTTGTGCCAAAACTAAGTCCAGAAGAAATTAGACGTTGGAACATTGATGACGAAAGCGATATAAAAGAATACAAACACGGTGAAGCAGTATTAGACAAGCCATACGAAGACAACCCAGATGCGACACAAGCAGGTGATGACTATGCTAAACCAGAAACTATTCTTAAAGAGTTAGATAGTCCTGAAATTAAAACAGAAAAGAAATCAGATCAACCTGAAGGCAACAAAGGTAAGACATCCAACGAGCTACCACAAGGTGACACAAGTCCTGTAGGAAGTAAACAAAATAAAATTCCAGATCCAATGAACAGGAACTAATAGGAAAGCACAATGAAAGTAAAAAGTAATAAGAGAGAAAGGGCTAGTCAACTTTATCAAAAGAATCGTCGCTCTCCTGGTAATGTTAAGGGCGAAAAAGATAATCCAGATAAGCACAATAAAAAAGATACAGAAAATAGTATCTATGATATTATGCAAAAGATGGAAAATGTAGCAAATCCTTATACTCCTGTTACTGAAGAAACATTCGAAGCAGTTGACTCTGGAACAGAGTTTATGAAAGCTGTTAACGAAATGGAAGAAAAATATAGAAAGTTTGATGAAGAAAAAGTAGTTGAAGACCCAACACCAAAACGTAGAATTATGGACTTTGATAATCATTCTGCTTACTATGATGGCACAGGACAACTACAACAACAATTTGGAGATCTAGCAGAGAAGCTAGTACCAGATATGGGCAAAGCTGATACTGTTGAAGGTGAGTTACTGAGAGCAGTAGCTAAAATCCTTTACAGACACGGCAATGATGGTGATAACTTTAGTAATGCTTCATACGAATGGATTGAAAAGCACGTAGGTGCGTTTGATAACCTTGATGAAATGGCTACTAAGACTGTACAATATGTATTAGATAAAAAAGGCGAGTACACACCAAACAAATTTGATTGGTTAACAGTAGCAGACTACGGCCCAGGTGAGTACGAACAAGATTGGGAACAGACTGGTTGTAATAACTGTGGCGGTTCAGGTGAAATAGAATACGAAAACGATGACGGCGAAGCAGAATACGAAGAGTGTGATAGCTGTGACGGTAACGGTTGGATAGAACAAACATCAGAAAGCGTTACAGATAAAATACTAAATGGTCCAGCAGTTCCAGAAAGCGTTACAGATAAAATACTAAATGGTCCAGCAGTTCCACAACTAGAACATAAAGATAGTTTAAATAAATTCTATAGAATGGGATATGACAACGGATATGATACAGGTACAAAAGATCATATAGACTATAGCAAAATGAGTAAGAAAGAAGCAAACCTATTTAATCTTGGTTTCCAAGCAGGTAATTCAGATGCGGAGGCAGACGACGCAGAGATAAGAACTCGTTTAGCAAACGGCGAAACTGATCTTCCTGAACCTGAACCACGTATAATGGTGAATGTACCACCTAAAGAAGCACCTAAGGAATCAATTGATGACGAATTAGATTCAGATGATTTTAATGACGCAATGGGCCAACTATTGAAAAACGCTGGCTACGACCATCTTGATATTGAACAAGGCGCTAACGATCATCACGTACCAACAGAGCCTACACAAGACGAGATTGATGCTTATCTTGCTAGTAAGAAAAAACAGATTGGTAAAGCAACAACAAAAAGGCTACAGAAGCTGAGCAGAAACGATAGACTTAAAAACTTTTTAGATAGCGAGGATGACCCCTACGACATCTCAGAAGATTCACAAAAAAACACACAAACAGGGAATGATACAATGTCAGAGAACAGCATTTTAAAAGGAGTTTATCGGGTATACGAAGGTATGAAGATGAAAAACAAGGATGAATTTGATAACATAGCGAGAACAGGTGATTATTATATTACATCAGCTGGTCATAAAGTTACAAAAACTAAGAGTGGTGTTAAACACGACAGAACATATAAAGATGATGCTGAAGCAGTAGACGAAGGTATGAAGATGAAAAACAAAGATGAATTTGATAACATAGGTGTAACTGGTGATTATTATATTACATCAGCTGGGCACAAAGTTACAAAGACTAAAAGTGGTGTTAAACACGACAGAACATACAAAGACGATGAAAAAGATGTAGACGAAAGTATAGTAAGAGAATCAGATGATGTACGTAATCATCCTATCTACACTGACAAAGAAGCGTGGGACCATTACAAAAAAGAAACAACTACTGGCAACGACGAAGCTGTTGACATCAATGACGAGCTAAACGAAATTGCTAAATTAGCTGGACTACCAGATGAAGAAGTTACAGTTGGTGGTAATCAAGTTAAAGGACTACGTAACGACTGGATAATGAAAAAGAAAAACGATTATCACTTTGAAGAAGGTTTTGATCCAGATCAGTTTAATGGTAAAGTTACTGTTCCAGGTCCAGGTGGACTTCCAACAGACATTACTTACACAGCAGAAATAGATCACGAACAAAATAGAGTGCGTGTAACTGACTGTTCAAACAATCAATATCAAGATGAGTGTCAAGCAGATGCTGAAGCAGAATTTGATGCTAGAGATGTTGATATGCCATTAGACGAAGAAAGAATGGATGAAGGTCCAACAAGAAAAGACTTCCAAATGGTAGCTGACTTACTTAAAGACAATCCAGATATGGATGACCGTAGAGCTAAAGCACAAGACTACGCAGAAAAATTTAAAGCAATGAATCCACGTTTTAATAAAGCACTGTTTCTGAAAGCCGCTGGTATAGGCGAGTCGATTGAAGAAGAAGCAGTAGACGAAGGTAACGAGTTTACTAAAGCAAGACTAGATGCTATCAAAGCAGGTAAAGATTCGTTTGAAGTTGATGGTAAAACATACTCAGTGTCTGGCGATACAGACAAAGCACAAATGAATGAAGAAGTAAACATTCAATTAAGTCTTGATGATGACGAACAAGCACTTGAACTAATGAAAAAGTTATCAGGCCTAGCTAATGTTGATATGCCATACGACCCAGATCCAGTAGCAAAGAAAGATATGAGTCCAGTAGGAAGTCATAACCCTTGTGGTTGTGTTGATGCTGGTCCTGACTGTGGTTGTGATGAAAGCGATGAATTAGAAGAAGAAAGAGACATTGAACTAGCTAACACACCAAATGAAAAAGTTGCTCCAGTAACTGCTGTAACAAAAGACTTTAGTGGTGGATTAAATGGACCTAAGAAAATGTATCCTAAGGTTGCTAACCCACACGAAAATCCAATTGGTGGTATGAATGAAGCTAAAGCAGAAGAACTATGGTCTGCGTATGAATCAATGGTCAAAGAAGTTAAAAAGAGTATCAAATAATATGAGTAAAGATAAACAGTATGTAGTGCGTACTCAAGACTATACCAACGAAGGTATTGAAGACGCACATATCGATGAGAATGATCCAATACATCAAATAAAAAGTCTTGCTGGTTTAAGTAATCAAAATATCGGCAAGTTACAGGAATACAAAGGACCTGGCACTGTTAAAACAGAAGGCAGTAACCCTAGTATAACTGCTAACAAGCTGATTAAACATCAACAAGATAATAATATTCAACCAGGTTCTCCTGAGTGGTTTAGACTTTGGTTTGCGAAGCCGTATATGACAGGCGAAAAAGCTTTTGACGAGGACACAAACGAAGACAAAAGAAAGTATGACAATGACCCTGTAGATAGAGATAGAGATGAACACGCTAAAACTCTTAAGAAAGCAAAGAAAATGGGTTATGATATCAAACCAGATAAGTTCAAAGAGCCTAACAGACTGATTAAAGATAAAACAGTCAACGAAACCGAGATGGAAGAAGTTGATATGAAAAAACTTAAAGCAGATGTAGTTAAATCAAGTAAACCATCTAGCTAACTGTTGACACTAGAAACAAATAGTGTTACACTATTAGTATGTCAGAAATAAAACACAGCAACTACTACGTATATTCCTACCTTAGAGAAGACGGAACCCCTTATTATATAGGTAAAGGTTCTGGTGACAGAGCGTGGACTAAAAAAATAGGTGAAGTAGGTAAGCCCACAGACAAATCCCGTATTATAATAGTAGAAAAGAACTTAACTACAGTAGGTGCGTTAGCTATTGAACGACGTCTTATTGAATGGTATGGTAGAAAAGACTTAGGTACAGGTATCTTAAGAAATCAAACAGCCGGTGGTGATGGTAGAACTAGCCACATTCCGTGGAATAAAGGAAAAGTTGGTGTTCAGAAGTGTAGTGACGAAACTAGAATAAAAATGTCACGAACAAGAAAAGGTGTAAAGAAAACTGACGAAACACGACGCAGAATGGCTATTGCTTTTACAGGCAGAAAGTACTCAGCAGAAACAAGGCTTAATATGAGTAAAGCT